GTCCATAGTGCCGTATTCGTTGCTTTGTTCTTCGCCTATAGACACAAATGGGTATGCACTACCCTGTGGCACATCATCATATATTGAAGCGCCTAGCGTGCTTGTGAGGTTACTATCTCCGTTAAGAGTTGCGTATATTCTTGATTGCAATGCAAATAAACCTAGAGCCATTATATAATTCCCTCTCTTTTGAATATTGCTTGTATTTTTTTAGCGTTTTTATTGAGCGCGGGTTGCATGAATGGTCTTGCACTCATATTGACCGTGCCAAACTCAAGATGTTTTGCGTAGTTATCACCACCACCATCTGATGCAAATGCGGTTATCTTGCCTACTACATTTCTGCCTTCCATTACGACTTCGTGGCTTATACCGCTTGCAAGTGTTCCTGTATCTGATGCGGGCGCTTGTCCTTTAGCTGATGCTGTGTGTGTTCTGTTTGGATTGTATTTTCTGTAAGTAACACCTGATTTGTTACCACTTAATATACTACTGACTGCTTCACCTCTAACAAGTAAGGCGCTTTTTGTCATAGCCTTCTTCAGATTGCGTGGCGCATCTTTTTGTAATCTTTTTGCAATTTTACGCTTTACTTCGGGTAGATTCTTAAAACTCATTCTGCGACTCCTTCCTTGCATGATAGTTTTAAAAATCTATCCCTTTCATCAATATTTAGAATACTTTTTATAGAAAAGACCCTAGTACCATAACAAATACGATATTTAGTGCTTAAATCGCTCCTATATCGCAGTGTAACCTCATGTGTGGTATCACTTGATACTTTGCCCTGTCTAAAGGTTTCCGTACCCGAAATCGGCTTTATATTCGCGTATACGGTAGCTAGTGTATTGTAAACTCTGGCTCTACCACCACCCGCATCTGTAGTATCTGTCGCAGATTCTATTTTGACTCTGTATCGCATTTTGCCGATAGAGTTCATGGATTAACCTAATGCAAGGAATTGTGAAGAACCTAAACCGCTATGAACCACATACGGTGAATACATTGTTTTGATTGCGGGTGGTAATGGTGCTTTTGCTTCATACATATCGCCACGATGCTCATACATATAAGCAATGTGCTGTAGCATACCCATCTTGATAGGCTCTGGTATTGCGTATGCTGATGTGTACCCCGCCACATAAACTACCTTGATTGCATTTGCTACTCTTAGTGCTGATGGGAATGTTTCACCCTGTCTTAGTACAATCCTTGCGGGTTCTCTTACATTATCAACATAGTATCTGCTTGCCGCCATTGTTGTTTCTGTATCTGAGTCATTGAATGTAGAAACAGATGTTACGCTTGTTACTGGCGCTCTAGGCAGTGATATGTAGTTTTTATAGAAGTTTAAATAAGGCGCTGTTCTCATGCCTTCCCATAATGGGTCTTCAAGCTCATCAAAAGCATCTATAAATAAAGTCAGCGTTTGCGTCATTAAAGCACGCCCCATATGTTCTTCAGCAATTCTTCTTACGCTTTCAATGTAAGGTCTTAATACACGCTCGTCTGTGCTGTCCTCTACTCTTAGGTACTCTTTGACCTCTTGTAGATTTAAAGGCTCTACTGTAGGCGCTGTGGTTACTTGTAAGCCCGCCATTAGCCCATACCCGCATATACTTGAGAAGCTATAATTAGACCGTATAAACCAATTATCATACCCTCTACGCGGGCAAATCGTTTATCCCCTGACTCTAAGCGTTTTTCTATATGCTCATATCTCAAAGCACATATCTGCTCATGCGATTGTAAATCACTGCTGTACTGTTTACTTATCTGACTCTTTTTTGCCATCTTCGTTACCTTCAGCTTCATTTGCTTCATCTGAAGTCAACATTGCTTGTATGTCAGCTATGTAGCGCGTTTGCACTATGTTTTTTTGTTCTAAATCAAAATTTAACTTAGCTACTTCGTTTTGCACTAGCACCAGTTTGTTATACATATTCTGTGCTTCGGGTGACATATCCGCTACTGGATATTCTGCTTTTTCTTCGTTATCACCTTGTAAAACTAAAACTCTTTTATCTTCATTAGCATCTGCCATTGTCTTTCCTCTGATTGTTTAAAAATTATATCTTAACACTTAATTATTATGACTCCAATTTTGCTTGTTATTTTAGTATTTGCCATATTATCCTTCCTTAGCTTTCAAGGGCTCTAATATTACTTTACCATTAGCATCAGTCCAATCAGTATCTTTTATATGTTGGTCTTGCCTTTCGCCAATTACTATCCATGATACTGTTGCTGTTGATGATGAGTTTTGACAAGTAATAGTTAATATATTTCCTGATAGACTTCCTTTCACTGCGTCCCAATCTGTCTCGTTTGTAGTGAAGCATTGTACATCTGTATTTAACGCTACAAATGTTCCTTCTGTCATTCCAACCTCTGTATCAATATTGACTGTTGCAGTGCCATTAGATAAAGCTACTTTACCTCTATAAATATTATCTGCTTGGGGTGCTTCAACAAATGAATGTACTAAATGATGTGTGTCTTTTTTTGATTCTAATGGGTGGTCAATTTTAAATGAGCCTGAGCCTTTAGAAAGAGAGCCTGAAAAGGTCGCGCCACTATTTGTTAAGTGAAATAAAGCGGTAGTTGTACCCGCTTGACCTATTGCAAATTCATTAGCTGTATTTGCATTTTGTGGAAGAAGCTCTAAAGCACCTGAGCCTACACCAGACAATGTGGACGAATTTCCAATAGAGAAATCCCATTCACAAACTCCACCTCTGGCTAATCTAATTTTAGCTCCATCTGCTGATTCTACTATATGGAGTGGGTGACCGGGACTTGAAGTACCAATACCAACATTTCCACCATTAAAGTATGTATCACCACCCGCCCTTATTTGGACAGTTGTGGTATCAACATTTTTTATTCTTAATCTGCCTTCATTAGAAGCATGAGTGCTGAGTTCAAAAGTGTCTTTTCCATCAGTATTTGGAGAACAGACAATACCACCATTTACATCAAGAGTATTATTTGGACTGCCTGTTCCTATACCTAATCTTGTATTGACACAATCAAATAAAAATCTAGTATCATTAGTGCCACCAGAGCCACCCCAGAGAAAAAGTCTTCCCTCACCATTATACATTTCTATAACATCGTTTGCTGTAGCATCTTTTAATACTATACCTGGGTCGCCACCATTTACGGTTAAATATTGTGATAAACCCGCCGCAGTTACGGGTGCGCCACCTATACCCGCGTTACCGCTTGCAAGAGTAAGGGTGCTTGTTTGTGACCCCGCTTTTTGTGTAAAAAACTCTAATGTAGAATCTTCACTGCCATTAGATACATCAGTTGTAATACCTCTAATAAGCACCGCTTCAAAAGCATTTCCACCGTCATCATCACCATACATATAGATACGACCAACCTCATCATTATCTGCGGGTGAAGATGAATCTTTGTTAAATACTAACTGTGGTGCGCCCGCATCAGCATTTGTGTTCTTTATGGTGACTACTGGTTTATTGGAAGTGCTACTTGTAACAGTCAAATCGCCTGTAGTAGATATAGCAATATCGTTAGCCAGTTTAGCGGCAGTTACAGCATCATCAGCAATCTTAGCTGTAGTAACATTAGCATCAACAATATTGGCAGTTAATACCGCATCATCAGCTATGACTCTTGATGTTATTTTAGTATTTGCCATCTATGCGTCCTCTAGTGTTTTTATTCTTGCTTCTAATTCTTTTATTGTTTCTACGAGTAGAGGTATAATTTTGTCATATTGTATTGTCTTGTAATCCTGACCTGATATAGAAGTTTTGTCTTTGTCGCTTGTATCAAAAGGCGCTAATTTTACAGCAGATGGTATTACTTTCTCTACCTCTTGAGCAATTAGACCTACTTCATGCCCTTCAAATGGGCAGACCTCTGTATTCCAATCAAATTCCACACCTCTTAAAGTCTTTAACTTATCAGTAGCGTTAGCTATGGGAGTAATATTATTTTTAATTCTTTCATCTGAGCCACCTTGACTTAATGTGCCAACCAATGTTGCATTTTTATTATTGAAAAGGCTCAAAACTGTGTTTGGTGCGTTATTATCTGCTACTTGGAAAATTATCTCTGCTTTTCTAGCCGCACCATCACCTGACCCTTGTTGAACATACATATGTGCTACACTTTGAAGGGCAGATGCACCATCTGTAAACCATGAAAAGTTAAACGCACCTTGACTTGAGCCTGAGTCTAAATAAAAGTTGTTTGCTAGACTTTGCCCAGCATATTGAGATTGGTTTCCAGTATTGTCTATACGAAATCTTTCAACATTATTCGTACGAAACTGCATATAGCCATCACATCTATTAATTACTTGAGTATTAGCACCATTCTGTGCAAACAAGCCTTCTCCACTACTTGATATAGCACTGAAACACCCCTCAGAACCGCTAACTTGAATAACTTTATTATACCCACCGCCATTAGTTATGCTTGTTGCACCTACTGATAAATGACCAGAATTATCAAGTTTTGCTCTAAAAGTATTATTGGTATAAAAATTTATATCAGCATCTTTTTGTTGATAAAGAAAACCGTCACCTGTTGTATTGCCTTCAAGACCAACATAAAACTTATCTGTATTATGGTCATTAGCAAAAGTCAGTTGTGTTCCGACTCCACTACCAGAGGTATGAAAATCAGCAATAACACTTCCACCTGAAAAAGTAGATTGTCCTACCGCTATAGCGCCACTTGCAATAGATAAGTTGCCCGCAGATGTAAGTACCATCTTAGAAGCCGCCGCTTCACTAGCACCTGTTTTAAATACTAACTCTGTGGCGTTATTGTCTGCCGCAAATGTTCCCTCTGCTACAGCTTCTATTGCCGCACCTACTAATATGGCATCTGTACCGCTTGCTTCTTTTGGTGCTTTGAATTCTATCTTACCTAGTACGCTACCATCAGTAACCGTTGTATCTGTGGTTTGCAGTTCAAGCGTAGCACCATCAGCATCAGGCGCGTAAGCTGTTAATTCTAAAGGTATTTTTGTGCTTGCCATTTATGATTCCTCTAGTGTTTTTATTCTTGCTTCAAGTGTATCATTCTTAGCGCTTAGTTCTTGGATTGCTCTAACTAAATGAGCTATAATTCCAGTAGGATTTATACCCATATTTTTTTGTCCATCTGTTCCTGTTACAACATCGGGTAATACTTCTTGTACTTCTTGTGCAATAAAACCTGTTTTTTGGTGTGATTTCCACGATAAGTCATCACCCGTTGGTTTCATTTTGAATGATTTAATTGGTAGTTTACATATTTTATCTAAAGATGTTCCTGATACTTCTAAGATATTTTCTTTTAAATCTCTATCAGAAGTTTCAGAACCCGCATGGGTATAAGTACCATCACCTCTAACCACAAACAATGAATTTCCATCTTTATCTGTAACATTGAGTGAATTATGACTTGAGTTACTACCCGCTTGTAATTTTACTCCGCCACTATTGCCCCCATTTATTACTAAAGCCGCCGAGCTTGTATCTGTTATATATGAGGTTGAGCCATCATGATAAAGTCTTAAATCATTACCCGCCCCTAAGTATAATGAACGGCTATCTTCCAATTTTAAGTCAGCATTTTTTACAGCGACATCACCCGCCGATACTTTAAAGTATTGAGTTGTGCCAACACTAATCTCTAAATTATTTTGCGCTCTTAAACACCAATCAGTATTTGAGCCACTACTTAAAAGCTGATTAGAACTACCCATATAACCTATTAACGCGCCTTGATGACCTAATGAATATTGAATATAGCCACCATTAGCGGAAGTGCTTTCAACCGTCATGGGGTGATTAGTTGGATTAGTAATTTGTACCTGTCCACCTACTGACATATCAAGAGTAAGAGGGGTAACAGCAGAGCCACCATCATTGCCTGAGAATATGATATCTTTATCTGCGACTTGAGAATCTAAATTAAGATTTGAATTCGCCATCTTCAAAGTACCCATGTGAGTACCACCATCTAAGAATACAATATCTGCACCATCAGCATCTAAATAAATATCTCCCGCAGAATCTAAAGTTAAATTACCACTTGATAGGTCTATTTCAGTGCCACTTATGGTTAGATTGCCTTTGATTATGTTACCCGCGAATGTTGCGTTTTCATCAGAATCAAATGTCATTGCAACGGCATCAGCGGCAGAGGTAATACTTACTGCGGTAGCCATTATGTCTTTCACATCAGCTTTCTTGAGTGCGTTGTCTGTAGCATCAAGAATCATCATGTGGTCGCCCGCTACTGGCGTGACTGCGGTTAGACTAGATATACCTGTTGCGGGGAAGGTGTTTATCTCCGTCATAGTAAATGTTTGCACTTCTAGGATAGCCCCATTTGCGGGTGCTGTGTCCATTGTCCTTTC